AACTCCACGCTCACCAGCGAGGAGAGCCCGGCGTCCCATGCGGACGGGTAGGGCTGGTCGTAGCCGGCCACCAGTGTCACCTGCTGGCGAAGCAGCCTCGGGCGCAGACGCGAGTACTCCAGCAGCGCGCCCTGCACGCTCGCCGAGTATACCGCCGCCCCCGCCAGGCGGTCGGCATCGTCTCCCGTCTCGTCGTGCAGGATCTGATATGTCCTCGTCAGCAGATCGGCCATCGCTTCATTCCAGTCCAGGCGGAACGCCCAGGATGCTGCAGCGGCAGTTCACGCTCTCCTCCGGCGGCAGGCCGGGGTCCACCGGGTGCTTGCAGGGGTGCCCGCCGACGATGAAGTCCGCATCCACCGGGATGGGCGGCTGCAGGCCGGCCTCCACGTGCGTTTCGCGCACCCGGTCGTCCTGAGCGGTACCCCAGCGCTTCATCCAGACCTCGCCCTCCAGGGCGTTTTTCTGGTAGTCCAGCAGGCGCAGGTAGGCGGCGCGGTTGGCCACGCGGTTGGTCTCCGTGCGGGTGATGGCCTCGGCCCGATGGAACTTGCTCGCGAACGTCAGGCGCTCGTAGTCAGCGCTGGCCACTTCCTGCATGGTCTCGAACAGGCTGCGCCCGGTCAGAAACCCGCTGCGGATGGTGTTGCGGATCTCGGCCTTCACCGGCTCCGTGATGCCCTTGCGCACCAGGTCGAAGGCGTAGTCGGACCAGAGGTCCAGATACAGCTCGCCGGGAAGGGGCTGGCGGGCCACCTGGACGTTCGGGGCGTAGCGCGCCGCAATGCGGTCCGCACGGTCAGCGCCGGTCTGTCCCGCCTCCTGGATGCCGCTTGCCAGCGCCTGCTGCAGCCGGCGCTCCACCTCGCTCATCGCGCTGTCCACGCGCCGCAGCACGCTCTCCAGCCGCCCGCGCGTCCACTCCCCGCGGGCCGCCAGAAGCTCCCGCAGCACCAGCGCCCGGGCCTGCTCCAGCTCGCGCTTCACCGCGCGCAGATGGCGCGCCGAAAGCGCCTCCATCTCGCGCTCGATGCGCCCGAGCTCACGCTCCCACCAGACGCTGCCGCGCATAAGACAGTGCGGGCCGGGTCCTGGCCCGGCCCGCTCCTACTCCTTCCTGCGCCGCCTTGTGGCAGACGGCTTGCCCTCGGCCGGCTTTACTTCCGGCCGCGCCGCGATCTTCTCGAGCCTCGACACATAGATGCCCTCCTCGTCGCGCACGGTCTCCATCACCTCGAAGCCGTCGGTCCGGTGAAACGCCAGACGCTGCTCCAGGGAGGCCGGGTCACCGGCCCGCACCAGGCGCACCTCGTTAGACGAAGCGGAACTTGACGAACCCATTGCCGTTGGTCCAGGTCCCGCCGCTGCCCACCTTCTCCGCCTCCACCACCAGCTTGTCGCCGGCGTTCAGCCTTGCCGAGGCCCCGGAGCAGGGGATGGTGACGGAGTCGCCGGCCGCCACGTCCACCCCGGAGAGGAACTGCAGCTGGCCGATCTGCGCGGTGCCCGCGCCGTTTGCCCCGCCGTTGCGGATGTTCAGGTTGATGCGGTTTGTGTTGTTGCCCGTGACCGCCGCCCCGGCGATCAGCGTCACGCTCTCCACCACCACATCCGCCGGAGCCACCCAGACGCTCGCCTTCTGCGTGCTGGTGGTGGCCGTCAGCGTCGGCACGAACACCGTGGCCGGATGACTGCCCGGCACGTAACCGATATGGCCCACATTCGTTTTACTCATCGGTCTGCCTCCATGTTCTCAGGTCACACCACGCTGCGGTCCCAGCACAGCGGCTCCTCCACGGCGATGCCGTAGATGAAGCGGATCTTGTAGGTCAGCGCGTCCACCTCGAACTCGTCTTTCGTGAACAGCTCCGGCTGCTGGCGCCCCTGGAAGAAGCCCACCTCCAGCGTCGGCGCCCCGGCCGGGTCCGCGCACAGATACCAGTCGTTCGGATCCGTCCAGAACGGCACAACCAGCACGTTGTAGGCGCCCAGCCGGTGGAAGTTGGGTTCAGTCGCGTTGAAGTTCGAGGTCTGCACCACCACCGGGCTGTTGGCCAGCCGCCAGGCCGTCTCCTCCAGGTCCGGCGGCACGATGATCACCTTCGGGATGATCGTCCCGGCGTCCATCCTGTTGCCGCCGATGGTGTTGCCGAAGGTCGCCCGCTTCAGCATGTTCAGCCGCCTGGCCGCCAGACTCGCGCTGGAGAGCGCCGTAGAGTCCTGGTTGCCGCTGCCGGCCGTGCTGCCGTCCCCGCCCCTGAGCGTGCTCGTGCTGTGGAACAGCGTCACGCCGTCGCCCATGGTAGGGTTCGTGGTCAGCGCGGCGAACACGTCACGGTTCAGGGTCTGGCGCGCGGCGCGGCCCATGGCCACCGGGATGTTCCGGATGGTGCGCAGGTCGTCGTTGGCGATCGTCTCCATCGTGATGGAGAACAACCCGCCCCGCTTGGCCAGCGTATAGGTCTCACCGCCGTCCAGCGGGTTGTCGAGCGGCTGGTAGGTGCCGTTCTCAGTCACCACCGGCAACACGCCGAAGCCGCCGTACTTCACCAGATACTGCGTGCGGAAGTCAGAGACGCTGCTGATCGTGCTCGCGATCTGGCGCCACTCCTGGTCCGCGTCCGCCCGGTTGAACTCGGCGATCAGGCGCTTGTGCATCCGGTCGGCGAACACCGTCGCCCAGGTGGTGGACAGCATCGCCTCCACGCTGCGCTCGCTGTCGTAGCCGCCGCCGTGCGTGTCCCGCAGGATCTCAAGCGGGCTCGTCAGCCAGTCCTTGCCGGTCCAGCGCACATACGCCTCGCGGAAGCTTCGGAACGCCGGAACCCCGTCAATGTCCCGGCCCTCGAACATCCCGTCCAGGGCCTTGATCATCCGGTCCCGGCTGTCCTGGGTCACCTGGACGCCAAGGCCCTTCACCCGGCCGCTCTCGGCAGCCTCGTCCAGCGCCTCTTTGAGCGCGCGGATGCGCCGGTCCAGCTCGCCGGGCTCGAAGACGCGGCCCGCGAACTCGGAGCGCACCAGCTCCGCAGCCCTCCCCGGAAGCCTGGCCTCCGCCAGGCGCGCCTCCAGCACGGTGGCGCAGCGCTCCAGACGCGCCTGCTCCACCAGGCGGGCGATCTCGTCGGCCTCGCTCGCGCGGGGCTGCTCCGGCGCGGCCTCCTGCGCCTCGTCGCGCTCCCGGCGCTCAGGTGCCTGAAGCTCCTCGTGCAGCGCCTCGATCGCCTCCACCAGCTTCGGATACTTCTCCGCCAGGATCTCCTCCGTCAATGCGTTGGGATCCTCGACGGCCGCCTCGACCAGCCGCCAGAGCGCCGGCCGGGCCTTGATCTCCTCGATAGTCAGTTTCATCGGCTTCGTCTCCTCATATCGGGTCCACCACTCATCCGTGGCGGACTCGTACAGCCGGCCGCCTGCAGCCGGATGAACCACGATGTCCACGCTGTTCGAAGGGTCCGCCACGAACCCTTCCACCTCGCGGATCAGCTGCCCGTTCTCCCGCACCACCTTCGGGCGGGCGGCCAGGTCAATGCTCACGCCGATCAGGTCTCGGGCCTCCCTGGCCGCCCGGAGCACGGGCAGGTAATGCTCGAACACGTGCAGGTCTCCCCGGATGGCCCCGTCCTGGTAGCGCACGTTGCGCCAGGTGCCCGCCAGGTTCCGGGGGTCGCTGCGGCCGGTCAGGTCCCCGGCCCGGTAGTGCCCGCTTCGCGCGGGCAGCCCCTCGATGATATGGCAATCGCGCGCAAGCACCTCCTCGCTGTATCGGTTCCGGTTCCGGCTGATTCCGGCCCGGATCAGGATGGCGTCGCGGACGACGCATTCCTCCTCGCAAAACGAGTCCGCCTCGATGACAGCGGACTCGCGAACAAACTCGGTCATGGCGTGTTCTCCTCAGGCGGGGATGGCGGCCGCCCGGACCCGTAGACGGCCGCCGCGTCCCTCTGCCGCTCCTGGGCAAGCAAGTCTTCGATATCCCCCGGCACGGGCACGCCAGCGGCGTTGTGCACCAGGTGGCGTGCGGTTTCGCGTGTCATCAACTCCGAGGCCATCGCCAGCTGTGCCGCCTGCACCATCCGCAGCGTCGCCTCGGCTACAGAGGCGTTATCGGATGCCGTCAGGTCCGGAGCGGTGATGTCTATGGAGTCCACGGCCTCCACCGGCAGGCGGAGCATGCCGGCGTTGATGAGCAGCAGAGCCTGGATCTGCAGCATCGGGCGGATGACGCCGTCAAACCACTGCGTTTGCAGGACTTCCAGGTCTTTGATCGTCGGCTCGGAGGCGCTGCCGGCCGTGGAGCGGTTGACGTCCTGGGATGCGCCCACCCAGTGCTCCGGGAACCCGGCGCCCAGCGCCACATACTTCAGCACGGCCAGGTAGTCGCTCTGGGTGTCGCTGGCGTGGATGCTCGGCACCACGGCCTCCCAGCTCTCGCTTTCGTTCACCACCTTGACGCTGCCGGGCCGGGGCGGGCTGCTGCCGATCTCCAGGGCCCGGCGCTGCACCTCCGCCTCTCCGCCCGTCACCCGCACCTGCCAGATGAAGGCTTTCAGCAGGTTGTTCAGCATCATCCGGTCGTTCAGGAACTGCTCGGCCCGGTGGATCCAGTAGAACATCGTCTCCAGGACGCTCCGCCCGCGGCCCAGGAGCCCCTGCTGCAGCGGGAAGTACAGCAGCCAGTTGGCCTCCGGCCCCGCGTAGTCGGCCAGGCTGCGCCCCTCGCGCAGCCACTGCAGGACAGCCGGACTGTTCAGGATCAGCCAGGTGCGGTCCCCATCGGTGCGCTGCTCGGTGGCGGAGACGAAGATCCGGGCGTTGTCCGGGTCCGTCTGCACCTCGCTGATCTGCGACGGGTGCAGATACCCGATCCGCATCCTGCCCGTCTGCTCCGCGGGGAACGCCGGCAGGAACAGCTCGCCGTAGGCCAGCCACTCCCGGCACAGCTTCATGAAATCGCGCTCCAGGCCATTGACCGGGTCCTGCCAGAAGGCGTAGAGCTCGGCGGTCAGCCGCTCGTCGTCACTGGTGAGCTGCAGCACGGATCCGCACATATGCGCGGCCATCGTGCGCACGATCTTCACGGCCAGCGGGCTGTTGCCCATGAAGTGCATGGCCAGGCGGAGCATCAGGCTGTGCTCGGATGGGTCCAGAGTGGGCTGGCCGGTCAGGCTGGAGATCCGCTTCCAGCCGCGCTCCTCCTCCAGGAGGTCCTGGATGCCGTCCCACTGGCCCTCCAGGGCGCGCGCATACAGGCGCTCCACGCGGTCCATCGGAGCGGCATCCTGCTCCACGGCCCTGCCGAGTCCGAACCATTTCAGCAAGTCTGCTACAGCCATGTGTGCTCGTCCGGGGCCGGAGCGTACCAGCCCCGGTCCTCGATGGTGGCGGAGGCGGGCGGGGCGAGCCTCGCCAGACCCGCCCAGGCGGTGGAGATGGCGTCCACCTGGTCGTCGTGTGCCGCGTTCGGGAAGGCGAGCATCTCGGCGATCAGCTCCTGGTTCCAGCCTGCGCGCACCAGCCTCACCTGACGCCCGCTCCAGGCCAGGGCCCGCGTCACCTTGTCCCGGTCCGCCTCGATCCCGCGGATGCAGATCCCGTTGAAGCGCGCATCGGCCACCAGCTGCTGCACGGCTGCGGTTTGGAATCCTGCCTGCTCGATGGCCCAGATGACGCCGGGCTCCTGGGTGGCCAGGGCGACCATGTCCCGCACAGTCTCCGGCCAGGTCTGGCGCCGGCGGTAGATGTCCCGGATCCAGAGCGTGTTGGCGTGGTCCACGGCGCACAGAGCGCCCACGGTGTAGTCCGCTGACGTGCGCGCGGATGCCGCCAGGTCCCACCCGCGGCACCAGCGTAAGCCTTCTGGGATGCGGTCCTCGATGCGGATGTCAGCCAGCCGGAAGATGCTCCCCTCCGGCGGGGCCGGCCGCCCCTGATACAGCGCCTGCCAGTCCCGCGCTCCGGCCGTGGCCCGGATCCGCTCCAGGTCTTCCCGGCTGTACTTCTCCGGCCAGAGGGGCTCCCCGTCGTCTGTGAGAGCGGGCAGGTGCAGGGTGTGCCAGATGTCGGCGGCCGGATCCGTGCCCTGCATGGCCAGCAGGCGCCCGGTCAAGTCGTCTTGATGCCAGCGGGTCTGGATAACCACCACCGCGCCATCCTCCTCCAGGCGGGTGTAGGCCGTGGAGGTGTACCAGTCCCAGATGCTCTGGCGGACGGTCTCGGAGTCCGCCTCTTCCCGGTTCTTGACCGGGTCGTCTATGAGCAGCAGGTTGGCGCCGTGGCCGGTCAGGGACCCGCCTACGCCGGCAGCCTTCATGCCGCCCCTCCTGCCGGCCAGATCCCACGCGTCCACCGCCCGGGAATCCTGAGCCAGGCGCACACCGGGAAAGACGCCCTGGAAGCGCGGGCTTTCGATGATGGCGCGCACATGCCGGGAGAACCGCGTCGCAAGGTCCGCGCCGTAGCTGCACAGGATGATCCGCCGGTCCGGGTTGCGGCCCAGATACCAGGCCGGGAAGCGGATGGAGGCGAGCTCGCTCTTTCCGTGCCGGGGCGGCATCGTGACGATGAGCCGGCGGATGATGCCGCACTCCACGGCCTCCAGAGCCTGCGCCAGCCGGCCCAGGTGGCGGGCGTAGCGGTAGCCGGGAAAGGTCCAGAGCGTGAACGGGATGAGCTCATTTCTCGCCCTGCGCTTCAGCTCCTGAGCGACCATCGCGGAGGTAATCCGCGAAGGCGATGATGGCGCTTTCAGGGATGGAGTGCTCATGCTGCACGGGTCCGCCGTCGGGGCCGGTCACCTCCACGGTCTGGCGGGATCTCTGGCCGAACTCATCGGGCGCCTTGCGCTCCAGCCACCAGGCAGCCGCCTGCCAGTGCTCGCGGGCTGCGCTCTGGACGATGCCGACATTGCGCCGGATCGCCTCCTCCTCGGCCTTTTTGATGGCCTCAGAAAACTCAGGTTTGGCTCGCAGCCACGTGTAGAACGTCTCCTCACTGACACCCGCCAGCACGCAGGCCGTCCGGCGCGGATTTCCCTCGGCCAGGATTTCGCAGATCTGCCGTACCAGCTCCGGCGTGTATTTCGTTCGTCGTGGCATCTGTTCGTCCGTTTATCCCGCCCGTCGGCGTATTCCCACCCGGAAAAATGCCCCGCCCGGGGTGGGATCCGGGTGGGGCGTCCCGTCGGAAGGAGGTTGTGATGCAGTTCTGGGAAAAAATTCCATCAGGTGGCCGGGCTCGGACAGCGGGCTGTCTTCAGGCAGCCGTCCGGCCCCTTCCCGTGCAGCGAACCGCACGGGGAGATCCGCAGCGCATCCGTGCGCTCATCCGTTTATACGAATCAGGCGTCCGACACTTTACGTAGCGTCCGCCGGGCAGATCAGCCAGCGCAAATAGGCGATCACCTCAGTCTGTGGCAGTGTCCACGGCCTGCGCAGCCCGTATCTCGCCCGCGCGTAGATGTAGTTCAGCCACTCCAGATACGCTGGCTCCAGCGTTATCCCGTAATCCTCCGCCCGGCAGTGCGCAGCGTACGCCTGCGAGAGCCTGTCCCGCAGGCATGCTGCTGGCGTTCTGCTGCCCTCGTTGATAATCGTGTCCCCGTATACGTACACAAGCCCTCCGTGGCATAATCGCAGAGCAGCCTGATGGCGGCTCTGGCCACATCCGAAATCGTCGCCCGGCCTATCTGTGCGGCCAGCTCCTCCAGCCTGCGGCAGTCATACTCACTGATCCGCACCGTAATCCGTCGTGTTCCCTCCCGGCGGTCCAGCAGCGGCGGTCTGGCCGGTGTGTCCGGCGCGAGCGGCAGGCAGCGTTCCCGGCGCTCCCGGCGCATCCAGTCGGTCATGCGCCAGCGCGCACGGCGCAGGACATACGCCAGCACTGGTCCCCTGTCCGGGTCGGCGTCGCTCAACGCCGACAGCGCCGCCGCCATCCCCTCGCTGACCAGATCGTCAGCGGCGGCACGGTCGTGGCCGGCCATGCGCGCGGCCATCCTGCGCACCGCAGCCTCGATCTGTTCCATTTCCCGGTCCTCGCCCGCCATCCGTGGCACCGGAATACGCCTCTACACCTCGTTTCAATCCTCACCGGCCTCGAAAGGCCGGTGCAACTTGACAATGTCCTGGGATCGTATCTCGCTCATGCTGAACCTCACCTCGGCTGCGGCTCCTTGCCCTGTAGGATCCGCACCTGGCGGCGCATCGCCTCGCCGCCCTCACTGTCGTAGATCGAGAGCATCTGGATGGCACCCTCGATCACCCCGTCGCGATAGGCGCGATTGTTCGCCTGGTTCACGCCAGCCAGCACCCCGGCCGTGTATCCACGCTCGTATGCGGCCTGGATCTCTGGCTCCAACGTCTCGGTGGCGGCGTTCCAGCCAGCCTGCCGCGCTACATGCGCGACAATTGCCGCCAGAACGACCCACAGACAGGCCGCCAGCGCGACGGCCAGGACTGTTCCTCTGACTAGTGTCATTACCTGCCTCCTCTCGCGGCCGACGGCCGCGAAATCCGTTCCTCAACGACAGACTCGAACATGCGGGGCACTACGTGGTCCGGTGGTGGCGCGCATTTATAGCAGATCAGCGGGGCCTGTGGGTGGTCCGCCGGCAACCGCCACCAGAGACGGCCACGGCAGCGTTTGCACGGCTCCTGGATCACGAACCGGGCGGCCGCCTGACGTGCGATCCGCAGGCACTCACGGAACGCACGCTCGGCGCCCAGGAACCCAGCCTCCAGCGCCATGACCGTGTTGGCCAGCTCCTGGTCGGCCTCAGACCAGCGCCTGCGCAGCTCGGAGACGATCCGCTCGCGGTTCCGATCAATGCCCTCGCGCAGGCGTTTATCCTGCGGCTCCGGGTGGACCACCAGACGGTCACCGTCCAGCAGGACGGTCAGGCCGTATTTCGCCTGCAGCGCCTGGAGCGGGGTCACTGGCTCACCTCACGCAGGGACCAGCGAACGGAATGGCCATTGCCGTGGCGCGTGAGATAGCCGCGCCGGTGCATGCGGCTGAGTATGACCCGCATCGTAGAGGGCGTGGTGCCGAAATGCTCAGCCAGATCGCCAGCGGACACAGGCTCCGGCGTCTCGCGGAGCAGCTCCAGGATGCGGTCCGTAAAACTCCCCGGCCTGACCGTTCTCCCGTCGTTGTTGGCTATTGCGATCTGGTGCGGCCAGCGTTCGGCGCGCCTGACCCGCACCTCCAGCACCAGATCGCCGTCCAGAAACGCTCTCAACAGGTCGCTCAGCTCCATCGTCTACCTCCTCTCATGCGCAATGTGTTGCGCATCCACAGTGTGCGGAAAATCCGCACCAAACCAATGCGCAATGCGCAACGCAATATATAGAGAGGGTATTGCGTTGCGCATGTGAGAGAGGCT